ATGGGTTTAAAACCTATTCGCAGCCGTGTTGTTGAGCGCAAGCAAGTTATGTGGATGAAAACTAATGGCTACGAAGTGCTAGAAGAACGGGAATGGGCAGGTAAATACATCCCTGTAGTGCGTGTAATCGGTAATGAATTTGAAGTAGATGGTCAGATTTACATATCTGGCTTGGTTCGCAACGCTAAAGACGCGCAGCGGATGTACAACTACTGGACATCACAAGAAGCAGAAATGCTAGCTCTTGCCCCCAAAGCACCGTTTATTGGTTATGGCGGTCAATTTGAAGGCTATGAGATGCAGTGGAAAACTGCTAACACAACCAATTGGCCATATTTAGAAGTTAACCCTGATGTAACGGATGGTATGGGTGCTGTATTGCCTTTGCCTCAGCGTGCGCCTCCCCCATTACCCCAAACTGGTTTAATTCAAGCCAAAATGGGTGCTAGTGATGATATTAAATCGACTACAGGGCAGTATGATTCTAGTTTAGGCGCAACATCCAACGAGCGTTCTGGACGAGCTATTTTGGCGCGTGAAAAGCAGGGTGATACAGGTACTTACCATTATGTAGATAACCTTGCTCGTGCAATTCGTCATATTACGCGTCAATTAGTAGATTTAATCCCTAAAATTTACGATACCGAGCGCATTGCTCGAATTGTGGGTATTGATGGCGAAGTTGGCATGGTTAAAATTAACCCCATGCAGCCAGAACCCGTTAAAGAAATACGGGATTTAGAAACAGACGTGGTAATTGAAAAGATTTATAACCCTGGAGTTGGCCGGTACGACGTTGTAGTGACTACAGGCCCAAGCTACATGACTAAACGCCAAGAGGCTTTAGACGGCATGGCTCAGTTGTTACAAGCCGCGCCCCAATTATGGAGTATTGCAGGCGATTTGTTTGTTAAAAACATGGATTGGCCTGGCGCCCAAGAGATTTCTCAACGTTTTGCCAAAACTATTGATCCTAAATTGCTTGAAACGGATGACAAAGACCCAGCTTTACAGGTTGCAGAACAACAAATTGGTGCTTTGCAAGCCGAACTAGACAACGTTTTTGGTATGCTACAAAACGTTAACAAGTCAATTGAGGTTCAAGACCTTGAACGTAAGAACTTTGAAGCAACAGTTAAAGCGTATCAAGCTGAAACCCAGAGAATTAGCGCTGTTTCCGCAGGCATGACGCCTGAACAGATCCAAGATATTGTCATGGGTACCATTGCAGCTGCTTTAGATACCGGTGATCTAGTTGGTCAAGATTTGCAGCGCGAACCAATACAAGTGCTAGCTGAAACACCTAATCCAGTTTCAGAAACCACGCCCCAACAAGGATTACCACAATGAAAAACTGCGCTGACTTTGTAGGAATGTTGTTTTTAGCTAGGGATGTTACCCATTCAGTACATTTAAACACCCGCAGCTACTCTAAACATAAGGCTTTACAGAAGTTTTACGAAAATATTATTGATTTAACAGATGATTTTGCAGAAGCCTTTCAAGGTCGTTACGGTTTAATTGGCCCAATTAGTTTAATGTCAGCTAAAAAGACTGAAAATGTAGTAGCTTTTTTAGAAGATCAACTTGCCGAACTAGAAGCAATGCGTTACGATATTTGTGATAAAACAGATACACCGCTTCAAAATTTAATTGACAGTATCATTGAGCTATATCTGTCAACTTTGTATAAATTGAAGTTTTTGGCATAAGGAGCCAGCATGGATTTTTTAAGACCCTTAGCAGATTCAAATTACCCCGCCGATTCTGATAATACAAGCGGTTCAGCCGTTACTTTAGGCCCTTGGCCTCCAGGCCCACAAGGTGTATTGGTTTGGTGTACTGAAGCAGCTTACATTACTGTTGGTGAAGGCGTAACGGCTACTACATCTAGCACTCCTATTCCAGCGTTAACCCCTATTCCATTCACTGTACCAACAACCATTACAGGTCAATGGCGCGTTAGCGCTTTACAGATCAGTACGGCTGGAATCGTGTACGCTAAACCTATTAATTTCAGATGAGTTGGGGCGTTAGCACTCGTACAGGTGTAGCTTTAGGGCTAGGCAATATTGTTGCCTTTTTTACTAACCGTATAGGGGCTACTCCAAGTTCGGGCGTTTTGTTAACCGAGTCAGGCGACAATTTAGTACAAGAAGATGGATTTTTTATCTTAATTTAAGGAATTAGTATGCCAAACGTAAAAATTTCAAACCTACCCGCCGCGACTACGCCCTTAGCGGGTACTGAAGTGCTTCCTATTGTTCAAGGCGGCGTTACTGATCAAGTAACTATTGCTAACGTAACCGCAGGCCGTGCGGTATCAGCTGCTAGTTTAACCTTAACTACTACTGCATTAACTGTAGCTAACGGCGGTACGGGTCTTGCTACCTTAACAGCTAACAATGTAATTATCGGTAATGGTACTAGCGCACCTTCATTCGTAGCACCAGGATCAAACGGTAATGTATTAACCTCTAACGGCACAACGTGGACAAGTGCTGCTGGCGCTACAGGCGACGTAACTACAACCACCGTACAGACCATTACAGGCACAAAGACGTTTGCTGGAACATCTAGCACTTTAGCGATGGTTCTTAATGACACTGCCGAGGTTGCAACCATATCTGCTACAGCCGCTACAGGCACAATTAACTACGATGTAACTACCCAATCGGTTCTGTATTACACATCCAATGCCAGTGCTAACTGGACAGTTAACTTTAGAGCATCTAGCGGTACATCGTTAAATACAGCAATGACTACAGGTCAGTCGGTAACGGTTGCGTTCTTGGTAACCCAAGGTGCTACGGCTTATTACAACAACGTAGTCCAAGTCGATGGATCAACGGTTACTCCTAAATACCAAGGCGGCACAGCACCAGCAGCAGGTAATGCGTCTAGCGTAGATGTCTATATGTATACCATCGTTAAAACAGGCAGTGCAGCGTTCACTGTGTTTGCCTCACAAACCAAGTTTGCTTAAGGGACATCCATGCCATTAGTACAAACTAGAGGTGCAGCATCTGCTCAAGGCTTTGGTGAGTTTGCTCAAGCTGCAGCGTCAGTCGTTTACGTTGAAGATGTATTTAGTACTTACTTGTGGGATGGAAACTCTACCGCAAGAAATATTGTTAATGGTATTGACTTAGCTACTAAAGGCGGGATGGTTTGGGCAAAATATAGAAATGCCACAAATAGTCATCGTTTATACGATACTAATAGAGGCGCTACAAAGCAAATCTTTTCAAATTTAACAAACGCAGAACAAGTAGCGGCGCAGTCATTAACTGCTTTTAATACAGATGGCTTTTCATTAGGTACAGGTCAACCAAACGAAACTACTGCCACTGTTGTGGGTTGGACATTCCGTAAACAAGCTAAGTTTTTCGATGTAGTTACTTATACTGGTAATGGAGCTACGGGAGCTGGTCAATCAATTAGTCATAATCTTGGCTCAACACCAGGAATGATTATTGTTAAAACTACAAGTGGTACTGGAAACTGGAAGGTTTACCATAGACTTGGAAATGCTGGCAGTTCTGCTGGGGTAGGCAATTTAAATACAACTGATGATTTTAGCTCACCTGCTACAAGTTGGTTTCCAAGCGTAACTAGCACAACTTTTTCTGTTTCTGATGATGGCTCTGGGGTTAATAATAATGGTAATTCTTATGTAGCCTACCTATTTGCCCATGACGCTGGTGGATTTGGTACAGCAGGAACAGATAATGTCATTAGTTGTGGAAGCTATACAGGCAATGGAAGCGCTACTGGTCCAGTAGTAACGCTTGGGTATGAGCCACAGTATGTAATGATTAAACCTGCAACCATAGTGCAAGATTGGTTTGTTGCAGACATTATGCGTGGTATGCCTGTTGGGTCAGGCGATCTTGTGCTATCACCAAATCTTAGTGATGCGGAAACAAGTGCTTTAAATTATATAGATCCCACAGCAACAGGTTTTAACATAACAAGTGCTGGCTCATCATTTAATGGTTCGGGTGAAACCTACATCTACATGGCAATCCGTAGACCAATGAAAGTGCCTACTACTGGTACTAGTGTGTTTGGTGATATTTCTGCTTCTGCTGAACCTGTAAGTACAAACCTTACAACGGAAAACGGTGTATTAGCAGATTTAGTTGTTCATGGCTTAAGAATTAGCGGCACTTCTTTTGGCAGACATTGGCTTTCAAGATTAACTGGCAATAATCGTTATTTAGTTTCATCAAACACTAACGCTGAAGGCAATACAAGCGCTTTTTGGCAATTTGATGACAATAACTTTGCTTACATTCCTCCTGGAGGGTATGCAAACAACAGTGCTGTAAATACAAAATATGTTGCCTACTCATTTAAAAGAGCGCCAGGATTCTTTGATGAGGTTTGCTATACAGGAAATGGCACATACGGAAATAAAAACCATAATTTAACTGTTGCACCAGAATTAATTATTTCTAAAGCAAGAAATGGAACAGGTGATTGGTATACATGGCTTCCATCTTTAAATACTCCATCTAATCCTGACACAGGATATTTAAACAGTACAGCAGCTTTTTTTAATTATTTTTCTGGTGGCACAATAGCTACAAGCACTACTTTTGTTCCAGCTGAAGATACAGCAAGCACAACATATGTAGCCTACCTATTTGCTACTTGCGCTGGTGTATCTAAAGTTGGTTCATACACAGGTAACGGTGGCACACAAGCTATTGCTTGCGGGTTTACTGGTGGGGCTAGGTTTGTATTAATTAAGCGTACAGACGCTACTGGCGATTGGTATGTTTACGATACCGCTAGAGGAATGACAGTTCTTACAGACCCTTACTTACTATTAAATTCTACCGCAGCAGAAGTAGCCACACTAGGCTCTGTAACAACAACAACTGGTGGTTTTACGGTTGACGCTACGGTGCTTGCCGCCATCAATACAAACGCTGCTTCTTACATATTTTTAGCAATAGCATAAGGAATAATTATGGAAATCAGAACACAATCGGGTCAAGTCATGTACGAGAGTGAGTTCCGTGCTCACATGAAAGAAACTACAGGAGCATCGTGGGATCGGACTACGGACGACATCTTGGAATCTTTTGGCGCAACCGTTGTTTTTGAAGGCCCACAAGCAAGTCCTACACGTTACCAAACTGCTTTTAGGGATGGCGTAGAGCAAATTGATGGTAAGTGGCACACCAAGTATTCTGTTGTTGATATGGATGATGAAGCCAAAGCCGCCAAAGATGCCGAGCAAGCTAAGTCAGTTCGTCAATCTAGAGATCAAAAACTCAAAGACTCAGACTGGACACAGGTAGCGGATGCCCCTGTTAATAAAGAGGATTGGGCGGCTTATCGTCAAGCCTTACGCAATTTGCCAGCACAAGAAGGCTTTCCTTGGACAGTTACTTATCCTACACAACCTGACGCATAAGGTTAATAAATGCCTACCTATACCTATTCCCCTTTAGCTGGCGCTGGCTGGCAATTTTTTAACAATAGCGGCGTTCCTTTAGCTGGGGGATTGTTATACACATACGCCGCAGGTACTACCACACCTGCACCTACATACACTTCTAGTTCAGGTTCTACCGCAAACTCTAATCCGATTGTTTTAGACTCGGCAGGCAGAACCCCTGCGCAAATTTGGTTAGATAGTGGGTCAAACTATAAATTTATTTTGCGTGATTCCACTGGCGTACTTATTTGGACTAACGACAATATCCCCGGCAGCACTTCAGCCGCCGCAGTTAACTACACCCCTACAGGCAACTTTACTGCCACTACGGTACAAGGTGCTTTGGATGAATTAGCTACAAGCTCTGGCGCTAATATTATTAAATATAACCAAGGGGCTACGGGTGCTGTTACTAGAACTGTCAAGTCTAAATTACAAGACACCGTATCGGTTAAAGATTTTGGTGCTGTAGGTAATGGTATTAACGATGACACCGCAGCTATTCAAGCAGCCGTAGATGCGCTGTCCCAAGCGGGTGTAGGCGGCGTAGTCCGTTTACCTGCAGGTACATACAAGGTCACTAGTAACATCAACATTACATGGCCTAATGGTAGCGATGCCAATACACCTGCGCACGTAACGCTTGAAGGTGACGGCGCAGACATTACTTACATTTACGATTACCGTCCAGGAACACCTACAAACGGTTGTATTACTGTTAATTTTAGCGCTGTGTTTGGCAGCCGGTTCTTTACCTGCGAAATGGGCGGCTTTACTTTAGTCAAAAAAGTTAGCGCTACGACTTACAATATTGCTACTAATACTTACACCATTGGTACGGGTACTGGTTTGTACATGAATAGTGTTCCAGGGCTAGGTAGTTTTTACAATATTCGCATCGTTGGGTATAACGCAAGCGTCCAGTTAATAGACTGCCTTGGGCTTACGTTTGATAACTTAATGATTTCAACGTGCGATTTGGGAGTAGTGGCGGGGATTGTGGTTAATACTGAGCCAACTGTTCTTACTTTTAATAATTGCTCTGCTTCGGCTTGTAAATCTATTGGATTCTTAATTTCAGGCGGTGGCCCCGTATCATTTAACCAAGGCCTTATTTCGGATGTTGGTGATATGGCTGGTGGTTCGCAAGGCGTTTCTGCAGGTATTTTCTACGGCACTAGCGCCTTTATTACTACTCAATTAAATGTTAACGGGGTTTATTTTGAGCGTAACCGCGGTAATGCAGATATTTATGTTAACACCCCTGTATCTACGGCTACTAGGTCTGTAAGCAACATTAATAACTGTTTCTTTGCGCGTAATAACGCTACACTGTATACCACCAATAACATTATGATCGCTAATGCTAGCGCTACCGCTACATTAACGGTTAACACAATTGGTAATGGATTTAAAGGCTATGCACCTTATGTAGCTAGTGCATCTCGCCGTTATATTGCAACTTCTGGAGCCTACGCAGGCGCCGTAACTATTTACGGTTTAGGCAATTTTTATAATGATCCTACCGAAACACCTACAGTTGTAACCAATATCGCCGGTGGTGGTGGTGGGTCACAAGATTTGCAGTCGGTTACTACTTTAGGCGCAACAACTAATGTTAACTCTACGTTTAACGGCGCCAATATTGGTACGTTTAGTGGTGTTCCAGCTGTAACAACCACAGGCTCTACCGTTGGTTTTGCTAACTCTACTAACGCCGTTGTTTTGTCTAGCGCAGCTTGGCGCGGCGCAGGCGATTTTACTAACGATTTAGGTGCGTCAGGCTTTAGATGGAATAATCTATATCTTAAAGACGTTTTTGCTTGGAATGGATACAACATCCCCGCACCCACTGGCACAACCACAACGTTTTTACGAAACGACGGTACTTGGCAAACCCCAGCAGGCTCTGGTTTAGGCACCGTCACTAGCGTAGCTACAGGTAATGGCTTGACAGGTGGCCCAATCACCTCTACAGGCACAATATCGATTAACTACGCTTTTGCAGGCACTTATACCGCCAATCAAAACATTAACGGCGCAAACATAGGTACGTTTAGTACTATCCCTTCTGTAACTTCTACAGGTTCAACCGTTGGTTTGGGAAACTCTACTAACGCTGTTGTATTAAACGGTGCTAACTGGACAGGATCTGGAGATGGCACTAATAGTTTAGGTTCTTCTGGTGTTCGTTGGGATAACCTACACCTTAAAACCAACCTTGTTTGGAATAGCTACACTATTCCCGCCCCTGCAGGTAGTACATCTACGTTTTTGCGTAATGACGGTACGTGGGCTGCTATATCGGGCGGGTCTGGAACGGTTACTAGTGTTACTGCTGGTTCAGGCTTGTCTGGCGGTACGATTACCACTTCAGGCACTATTTCGTTAAATACAGGTAACTCTAATACTTGGTCAGCCACACAAACATTTAGCAGCGCAGTTGAGACAAATACCATCAATGCTAATGGTGGAAACATAACTTTAGCTAGCACGGTAGCCGTAGTGCCGTCTGTAGGTTTTGCCCCGACGGTAGATGGGGCTTACTTTTTGGGTGGCGCGTCATTACGTTGGAACACAGTTTACGCCGTTACAGGTACGATTAATACATCTGATGAAAATCAAAAACAAGATATTAGGCCATTAAATGAAGCTGAATTACGAGTCGCCGTTAAACTTAAAGGACTAATCCGTGCGTTTAAGTTTAAAGACGCTGTTACGGCAAAAGGCGATAAAGCCCGAATTCATGTGGGTGTTATAGCGCAACAAGTAGCTAGCGCTTTTGAAAGTGAAGGGTTAGACGCTGCCGAATATGGTTTATTTTGTTTAGATGTTTTAGAAGATCAAACTGAGCAATTAGGTATTCGATATGACGAACTACTTGCTTTTATTATTTCAGCTTTGTAGTATAGTGTTGAAAACGACTAGCCGTTAGCTAGGGTTCTTAAAGGAACGACAATGTTAGATGAAAGTCAACAAGAAATAACACAAGCGGAAGTACCTGAAGTACCCGCGCCGGAACTGGACGCTACGGCAGCCCCAGAACCCGAAGTAATAGATGCGCCGGAAGAAAAGCCAGTTGAACAGGCAGCTAAAGTATTCACACAAGAAGAACTAGACGCCGCGATTGGTAAACGCCTTGCAAGAGAACAACGTAAGTGGGAAAGAGAGCAGCGCCTAAAAGCTGAGGAAACAAAGCTAAAGGCTAATGTGCCTGCCGAACTTCCGCCTGCCGATTCGTTTGAGTCGCCTGAAGCATACGCTGATGTACTAGCGGAAAAGAAGGCATACGAACTAATCGAGAGGCGTGAACAAGCTAGAGCGCAAGCTGAACTTATTGAGCAGTATCACGAACGGGAAGAAGAAGCTCGGAACAAGTATGACGATTTTGAACAAGTCGCTTACAACCCTAAGCTCCCAATTACCGACATGATGGCTCAAACGATTCAGGCTTCAGAAGTTGGCCCCGATATGGCTTATTACCTAGGGTCTAACCCCAAAGAAGCAGAACGTATTTCCAAATTACCGCCATTTTTGCAGGCAAAAGAGATTGGCAAAATTGAAGCTAAATTAAGCGACAATCTGCCAGTTAAAAAGACTTCAAACGCCCCGGCGCCTATTGCTCCGGTGACGGCACGAACCTCTGGTTCGCCTGCATACGATACAACTGACCCTCGTTCGATTAAGTCGATGAGTACCTCAGAATGGATTGAAGCAGAACGCCAACGCCAGATCAAAAAGCACGAGGCTATGAGAAACCGCTAACTTTTTTGAAAGGCTATCATGGCAAACTCAATATTAACAATTGACATGATTACTCGTAAGGCTCTTGAAATCCTTGAGAATAATCTTGTTTTGACCCGCAATGTAAATCGTGCGTATGACGACAGCTTTGCTGTTGAAGGCGCAAAAATTGGCTCCACATTGCGTATTCGTCTACCAGACCGCGCTTTGGTTACTGACGGCGCCGCCCTGCAAGTTCAGGACGACAACGAGCAGTTCACCACTTTGACTGTATCGAATCAAAAGCATATTGGTGTTAACTTCACCACCGCTGAGATGACCATGCAGTTAGATGACTTTGCAGAGCGTGTTCTAAAACCTCGTATTAGCCAATTGGCATCATCCATTGATGCTGACGTAGCTAACAGCTTTAGAAACATTTATCAATCTGTAGGTACCCCAGGCTCTACCCCTTCTACTTCTGCTGTTTTGTTGGCCGCTCAACAAAAACTTAACGAAGCAGCAGCTGTAATGTCCCCACGTTACGCAACTGTTAACCCAGCTGCAAACGCTGGTTTAGTAGAAGGCATGAAAGGTCTGTTTAACCCAACCGATACCATCTCCAAGCAGTTTAAGAACGGCATGATGGGTACTGGTGTATTGGGCTTTGACGAGATCAACATGAGCCAGTCTATCAAGCAGTTCACCACAGGGTCACGTAACGCTACTGGTACTGTTGGCACTACTGTAACGGCTCAAGGTTCTAATACCATCGTTTTAGCTGGTGTTGGTAACGCATTGACCATTAAAGCTGGTGACGTATTTACTGTAGCTGGTGTATTTGCTGTTAACCCACAAACCCGTGAGTCTACTGGTTCACTCCAGCAGTTCGTTGTAGTAGCTGATACTGTTTCTTCAGCTGGCGGCGCTGCAACTGTAACTGTTAGCCCAGCTATGTACACTTCGGCACACGCACTTGCAACAATTGATGCGTTCCCTGCTAGCGGTGCTGTAACTACCTTTGTTGGCGCTGCTTCTAGCCAATACCCACAGAACTTGGTTTATCACAAAGACGCGATCACTTTTGCGACCGCTGACTTGTTGATGCCACAGGGCGTAGACATGGCTTCACGTCAAGTGCATAACGGCATTTCAATGCGTATTGTTCGCCAATATGACATTAACAATGACCGTCTACCATGCCGTATTGACGTGTTGTATGGATACTCCGTGATTCGTCCACAAATGGGCGTTCGCTTGTGGGGTTAAACCTAATGGCTCCTGCGCAAGCGGGAGCTTTTTAAATTATTTGAAAGGAATTATTATGGCTCTCCCAAATGGTGCAGGTGGTTATCAATTAGGCGACGGTAATTTAACCGAAGTAGTACTAGGAACTCAAACAACACCAACCGCTAAAGCTGCTGCAGCTACATTAACTGCTGCTGAATTAGCAACTGGCATTATTACTTTTAACGGCACGGCAGGCGCTCTTACAGTACCTCTTGGTACCGACTTAGACGTTGCTTTTCCTAGCATGAAAGTAGACAGCAGTTTTGATTTTGTAATTATTAATACAGACGCGTCTGACGCCGCTACTGTAACTGCTAATACAGGCTGTACGTTAGTTGGTGTTGCTGCAGTTGCTGCAGTTACATCCGCAATGTGGCGCGTTCGTAAAACGGGCGAAGCTACATACGTGTTCTATCGTATCGCTGGTTAATGTATTTCCCGCCCTTCGGGGCGGGTTTTTATAAAGGAAAAATTATGCCTAATACCAAACCTGTAGGAGTTGCTTTTAGCGACCCTGAATTAACTTCTGGCACTACAATCACGGGCGCTACTCTTGACAACACACCTATTGGGGCAACAACCCCTAGTTCTGTAGTCGGGACGACTGTTTTTTCGTCAACTGAATTAGGTTACACCGCAGCAGCGTCTGGAACTGTAACTCAAT